ACAGGAGAATGGTTAAAACCTTACGTAAATACCAAGAGATATCAATCCCTAAGTGGTAGTCTAACTACCAGCCGGCATATGTCGGTGCGTCAAGTGATATCATGCCCTAGAGGTACATTCAAAGATTTTCTTTAAGATTGACTTAAAAAATTTTGAGACAAGTTTAAAGAAAATCGGCGATAATCAACTAATCGTATTCTTTTAATTATTTTCATCTTATTAAATTTAAATAAGATGAAAGAAAAATAAATTTCTTAATATAAATTTAAACATGTCTGAACAATTAGAATCTAAGAATCAAAATTATTGGTGGATTATTATTATTGCAGCTTTAGTTATTATTGGTTTGGTTCTTTTAGTAATATTTTTAGCTAATAAATCTCCTTCAGAATCAGATGGATGTAAATCTGCTGAATATCCTTCAAAGGCGGAAAATATGTCATCAGATCCTAATGTTGTTGAGGTTTCATTAACAGCTTCTGATAATGAGGTTCAGATTTTAGGAGGTAATACCACCAGACTTTACAATTATAATAAATCTTTCCCGGGTCCCTTAATTGAGGCTAAGGTTGGAGATGAATTGGTCGTTCACTTCTTTAATGATATTTCCGAACCATCTACAATTACTTGGCATGGATTGAAACCTGATGCCAATATGGATGGGTCAGTTATTTCACAATTACCTGTAATGCCTGGTGAATCCTTTGATTATAGATTTTATTTAGACACTGCAGGATTATTCTGGTATCATTCAGATATTAATTCAAGAGAACAGGTTCATAAAGGATTATATGGTGTTGTCTTGGTAAGAGATTATGATGAGGATGAATGTTATTCTCTTCCTACTTCAGAAAAGATTTTAGCATTCTCAGACTTGAAATTAGGAAAAAATAATCAAGTAGATATAAGTTATTCAGATGATGCTTGTGTTAGAGCCGAACAACAGATTAACGGTATCTTAGGAAATGTTCTTTTAACTAATGGAGTTCACGATGGATGTATTTCTGTTACTAAGAATGAACCTACAAGACTTAGAATGGTCAATTGTGCTACTGATAGATTCATGAAGATTGTTATTGAAGGACATGATATGTTAAGAATTGGTGGAGACCAAGGATTATTGGAAAGACCTATTTTAATTAAACAAGATTCAGGTCTCATCTTAACCACAGGAGAAAGAGCTGATGTAGTATTTGTACCTCGTCAAGATTCTGTTAGAATTTACACTTATAATCCTAGAGGTTTTCAACATGTTGAAAAGGATTGTGATGGCAATTGTGAACTGATAGATAAAGTATCATTTAGTGATGAGAAAGAGCTTTTGGTAACTTTGGAAGCTCGCGAGAGTTCTGATTTAGAATCTTTAAATGTTCCTTTGGAACTCAAACACATTAAGAAGATCAAAGTGGATCAGTGTACTCCTGTAATTCCTGTAAGTTTGGGAAATTTCGAACCCGATGAGAAGGGAGATGTTGATTTCTTTGCATTTAAACAAGATAAACATGGAGTACCTTTTGATTGTATATCCAGTGAGGAGGCACCTATTGTAGTCGAAGATTGTCCTTATATTATCGAGGTTACAAACTATTCGTCCATCGCTAACAACTTCTTTCTTCACGGTTTTAGCTTCCAACATTTAGATACTCTCAAGGTAACTTCTGAAGGAGTGGAGAGAGAAATTAATAAAGTATTAGAGAACAAAGATACCATTTATATTCCTGCAAGACCTGAAGGATATAAATCCAAGACTGTCGTAAGATTGGCTGTTAAATTTACAGGAAAATGTAGAGATATCAATGCGTTTGGTAAAGAACCTACAGAATGCACTGCCGGAGGATGGATCTTTCAATCTCATATGTTAACACATGCCGAAAGAGGTCAAAAGGGTTTCGTCCAGATTATCGGAGAATGTGATAGAATTAAATATTCGAGTTATTCAGGTTATTCTAATAGTTATTCCAAGTACAGTTCAGGGGACCATTCAGTCTGTCTTAGCAAATCAAGTAAATCTAGAGATTATGGAAGTAAATCCTTATCCGAAAGTTTAGATGAGATTACCAAAAGCTTAATCACATGCAGTTGTGGATCAGGTATGAGTGTTTCTATCTGTTCATGTTCTAGATCTAAAACACATTCTGCCTCTTATTCTTCAGATTCCTCTTCGGATTCTGAATCCAGTAGAGAAACCAGAAGAAGTAGGTACAGTTCAAAGTCCCATTATAGTTCTAGTCATTATACTGATAGTAAATCCCTAACATATCCTAAATATAACCCACCATCATCTTATTCTAAATATTCTATGAGTGATGAATGTAGTTATTCGGGTAAATCAACTCTGAGCGATTCTAGTATGTATTCTACTAAATCATGTAGTAAATATTCTAAATCAACCGGATCTTTATAAACATATCTTTCTTCAAAAAAAGAAAGATATCTAAATCCAAAAATGGAAAGTTATTGGAAAAGAAGAAAAATAGGATATTTCTTTTACTATAATTCACGCTTAAAAATGTTGTTAGAAAACACGATTTTTTTCTCAAATTAGCGTTTGTATATAGATATATACGTTTATTTTTAATAGAATTTATATCTTAAAGAAGGATATAAATTATGGGTTTGTGATGATCATATCTGTCATCTGTTTTGCTGATATTCTTGTAAATGGATCTTTAATTATAGAGGAATTAACAATATCATTTAGTGTTAAATTATTAGTATTCAGAAATGAAGGAGTATCATTGATTATTTTAAGAAATACTCCTCTAATATCAGAAGCATCTCTAAAATCATATGGAAATTTACCAGTTGCTGCATAAAATAAAGTAACTCCTAAAGACCAAATATCTGAATTAGGATAAGAAACACCCTCAGATATTGTTTCTGGAGACATATAATAAGGAGTACCTTTAATATCATCGGTAATACAACAAGATACTATTTCTCTGACCTTATTCACATCACAAAGAGTAGATTCACATGAGATACCAAAATCAACTAATTTAGGTATCCCACTATTGGTGATTAAAATATTAGAGGGTTTTATATCTCTATGGATGATCCCATTAGAATGAATATAAGTAAGAGCCCTGGAAAGATCTAATCCTAAAAGTACAAGATTATGATGAAGAGCCCGTGTATTTCTGACCCGACTAAATTCCTGAACCCAATCTCCTAATTCTTTTCCTTCAATATATTCCATTTCAATTAAAACTCTCTCATTAGGTTCATCATAAATATGATCATAATAACAAGCTAAAAATGGATGACATGGGTTGGATATTTTCTCTAGAGATTTAATTTCATTAATTATCGCTTCTAGATTTAATTTATTTTTAACGTAAACTATTTTAAGGGCAATGATTTGACCAGTCTCATTAATTCGAGCCTTCCACACCTCACCTTGTCCACCTTTTCCTAAAAGTTCTATTAATTCATAAGTTTTTCCCATTTTTATTTGTAATAAAAAATATTACAAATATTAAGAATGTTATGTTTTAATTTTAATAAATGTGATCATTGTAAACGATGTATGAGATGCGATTTATATTTAAGTCCTGAATGGGCTTTTCTAATAGCTATTTTATTGGGAGCTTTATTTGCAGGATATTCATGGGGATTTGTTTATGCTATATTGTTTTTATTAATTTGGGAAATAGGTTATTATATATATACAGGTTATGTTGATAAATCTTGGAATTGGATGGAAAGACTTGGTTTGGTTTTAGGAGCACTTTTTGGATTTATAATAGGAAGAACTTTACATCATAAAGCCGATCATGCTCAAGATTATAATGATTTTAAATCGGATATGAGATATTATTTTAGAGAATGTGGTTGGATGGATTAATATAACTGATCTCTTATTAATATCATAAAAGATTAAAAAAATGGATAGCGGAGATTCTCCCAGAACCAATGATTTATTTATTGATTTTGCTAAAAAGAAACAGGTTGAATATAATGACCATTTAAAAAGATGTAGAAAATTATACTCTCAGATTGATTTTTTTAGAGACTTACCCCATGTTTATACAAAATTATTATATTTTCAAAAGGGGTTAATTAGAGATAGGATGAATATGATAAAAGATAGAATCTATCATAATTTATCTAATATATGGGTTATGTATAATTATCATGTCAATGAATTACTAATATTTTTTGGAAATAAAACTCCCATTATTAACAATAAAACTTCTTTTGTAAGTATATGGATAGATCCTGAAGAGGACTGTTCTGAGTATTATTGTTATATCAAACATTATATAGGAGAAACAATGAAATATCAGGAACAAATGTATAGTTTTGAAGGATTAAAAGAATATCTTTCTGACTTTATCATGGATAATATCAAGATTAAAAGGAAGGATAGTTTATTAAAACAAATCAAACAATATAAATCTAAACGTAATTCTGCACCAACAACGATGTTAAATTCATCAATACCTAAAAACATTAAAGATATGACATTTCATATGTTCAATTAATAACTGATTAGTTATTAATTGATTTTTTTTAAGATAAATGTTTCGAAAAATTATATTTTCTTTATTTGGTATATTACTTACAATCGCTTATATAACTTTAGGTATCTTGTTTATCCAATTTAAAGTAAGAACAGTTCAGCTAATATATTTCATTGTATTAACACAGTACCTTATATTCTGTATTATTTTTTTATACCTAACCATAAGAAAACAAAGACGTAAAAATATTTGTAATAAACGGGAGAACGAATATATCAGCTACCAAACATCTTATCCTGAATATGGATCGGTACCTGAACCTTCTGCACCTGTTATTTACTAACCATTTTATGTATTTCTTTTAAATCATTGTGTAATGTAGAGATATGATCTTTCATATCGTGCAAAGATCGAATAATCTGATTATGGTTATCATGTAATACTTTTACATGTTGATATAGATTTTGAATATGTTCTGGGTAATTATTTTGATTGATTTCAGACATTTATATTAAAAATAATTTTTATATACTAAATGTCTTATTTCTGGACAAGTTTAATTGTTTTTATATTATTTACCTTAATCTTTTTTCTAGTTATTAGCGAAAATGCTAGTATAAATAGATGTCCATATGGGGGTGGAGATTGTTTTGATGGAAATGGTAAATATCAATATAAGGGGAGAGGATCTAAAAAGGATGATGTGTCTATATTATTATCTAGAATAGATTGGTTGGCCAAGAATAATTGCAATAAACCTTTATATACAAATGCTTATATTATCTCATATGCTATTCTCTTAGCTATTATAATTATTATGTATGCAACAGATTATTATTTCTTATCTCCCTGGCAATTAATTATTTTACTATTTAGTATTTTTGTTATAACATTTAGTATTATGAATCTATTCTTATTTCATACAGATAGATATTCCGATTACTATATAAGAGAAAATATAGATTATATATCAGAACAATTAGGAATTAAAGTTTACCATGATCCGAATTACCCTGACTCTGACACCTATGTACCTCATAGAACTAAAGTTAGGGATCTATTATACAAATAAAAACAAATATAATAAATTAATTATTATATTTGAAAATGGACTTTTTTGAAACTTGTGGAGATTTTTGTAATTCATGTGTTAATTATGTTTGTGATATAGATTGGTTCACCATCTTTATTTATCTAAGCGCTTTTATTGCTTTGTATGCTGCTTATCTATTGGAATATAAGGATCTATTCTGCCCTTATGATGGGCAATCATGTCAAATAGGAAATGGTGCTGCTTATGAAAAAGG